GAGAATTTACTCGTGGACATTCAGCAGCACAATCTGTTGCTATTGCATTATCTGTAGCAGCTAAAGCAAGAAAAAAAGCTAAGAAAAAATAGTGCCAATTTGGAAGGAGAAGTTGGTAAAGTCTGAAAAGCATAGACGTTGGATTGCGTCAAATTTTCCATGTTTAATCTGTAAAAATCCTGAAGTCCAAGTAGCACACATAAGACATCTCCCAAAAGGTAACGTAGGAATGGCATTAAAGAATGATGCTTATTGTGTTCCATTATGTTGTGATCATCATTTAGAACAACACAAAATGAATGAGATAAAATTTTGGTTGAAGTATAATATAAATCCTATATTAATATCCATTAAGCTTTGTACTCTAAGTGAGTGCAAAAAAGTAAACACACTAAAGGAAGAAGGATATTTTAATGGAAATACAAACTATTTCAGAATCGTGCCAAAAGATTCTTTGCAATAATAAACTTTATAAAGATATAGATTTTTTTAAAGTACCACAAAACAAAGTTCTACTAGCAGTTATAAGATCAGTTACACAAAAATCATTTGCTGAGATTGGAAAGCATTATAAGAAATCTTGGTTTTCAATTTACGCATCAGTTAAGGATTGCCAAAAGAATGGTTTAAAATCTTTTACTAATAAAGTTATTCATCTTGTTAAAGAGGATTTAAAATGAGTGATGGTTGGATAGCACTTCACAGAAAAATATATAATTCTAGTGATTTTAATAATCAGTTAGAAGTAGCTGTGTTTTTATATTTGGTAGCTATGGCTTCGCATAAACCAGTACAAGTTATTTATAGAAAAAAGAAATTAACTTTAAAAAGAGGTGAAGTTTCAATAGCTTATAAAGATTTAGCTAATAAATTTGATATTTCTGAACGTAAGGTTAGAGGTATTATTAAAAATTTGGTTCATACCAGAAACCTGAATCAAACTTTGCACAAAAATTTAAGTGTTTATAGTGTTGTAAAATATAGCAAATATCAAGATTTGCCATCTAAAGCGGATCAAACTTTGACAGACAGAACAACAACCATATATACTAATACTACTAGTATAGATAAAAACATGTTAAGTCTTAGCAGTATGACTATTAAACCTAAGAAAATACAAATACCAATATTGCAAAGCTTACAAACAAAGATCATTGAAACACCAAGAGAGAAAAACGAATTTGAAATTATGAAAGAACGTCTTGATGCTCAAGATTATGAAAAATGGGTTCTTCGTAAACTAAATTCTTGATATTAAAGAATAATAACACTATAATAACATTATACTAGCTAGGTTTGGGTGGGCTTTGTCCCACCCTTTAAAAATTATATATTTACATATCTATAAAATAACATTAGTGATTCGGAATTAACTAATCGGAGAATATAGTTATGGACAAAACACTAGAACAAATCTTAAAGCTTTTAGATAAAGCTGACGATCTTAATGCTAAGATTCGTGATAAGATTGAATCATCTCTTGATGAATATGAAAATGATTCTGAAGATGAGTTTGATAACTCAGATGATGATGATGATTTTGAAGATTCAGAAGAAGATTCTGACGAGGAATAATCTAATCCGATAAGCTGTAAAGCTGGAAGGTTATCTCAACCTTAAAAATAATGAACATTTCATTTCTGTCGCAGAAGCTCTACGACTATACAATAATAGCTTTATTTCTATTATGCGTATTTCTAGCTGGGACATACTTTCCAAATGACGAAACAAAAACAAAGATAAGGCAAAATACAATCAACGAAATAAAAAAGATTGGTATATTTGAACCAAAAGTAGATACGAGTTCAAATGACAAATTTATAGACAGCATGAAAAAATGTATTGCTTTTATAAATTTAGACTTACACGAAAGAGAACAAATACCACCAACATTAATTATTGCACAAAGCATTGTAGAATCAAATCATGGTACAAGTAGATTTGCTATAGAAGGTAATGCTTTATTTGGTGTTAGAGTTTGGTCTAAAAACGGAATACTTCCACTTAAACAACACGAAGGAGTAAACTGGAGAATTAAAACATACCATACTAAATGCCAATCAGTTAAAGATTACGTTAATATACTTAATAAAAATCATCACTATTCTGACTTTAGAAATCTTAGAGCAAGAACAAAAGACCCAGTAAGATTAGCTGAAACACTTGATAATTTTAGCACTAGCCAAACATACCGAATAGAACTAATACGAATGATTAATAAAATTAAACACAAAATATAATGGCAAACGAAACTACATCAACATCATTAGGAGTTCTTATAACTAACAAACGAGTTAAGGGAACTTATAGAGTTGCAAAGAAAACACCTAAAAAGAAAAAATGAAAAAACCTATATACTTAACACCAAGACCAGCAAGTCTAGGAAAGCCAAAACCATTTAATAAAAAAACGAAAGCATATAAAACAGCAAGACGTTCAGCAGGTCAGAAGTTTGGCAAAAAGAACAGTTTTGTTAAAAACCTATACATAGCGAAGAAGCTTAAATCAAAATGATATATTCATTAATTTGCTTACTATTGTTAGTAGTAATAATTGCAACAATTTATTTGTTAATTAGAATTTGCAAATGAAACTTCCAAGCAAGATAAAATTTGGTAGCAAGACAATCATTATACAACTTATAGACAAAGAAATAGCAGAAAAGAAAAAAATATTCGGAGAATACAATCATAAAACAAAAACTATCTTAGTAGATAAAACATTAGACCATTCAGAAACTATAGACACAACAATCCACGAGATATTCCATGCACTGCTAGATTTTTATTATGTGGACTTAAGAGCAAAAGATGAAGAAATTGCTTGTTCAGTATTATCTTCTGGTCTGTGTAATATCCTGCATCAAAACCCTGAACTACTAGAGTTTCTTTACAATTCATTAAAAAAAGATTAATAGTCCAATTAACGAACATAATCGGTTAATATGGATAAGGACACACAACTAATAGATTCTAATAAAATAAGTAAACAAAGATTTGAGTTTACTCCTAAGGTTTTACAACAAATTCATGATTTAGCTAGTTATATGTGTACGAAGGAAGAAGTAGCAAATATAGTTGGTTGTCATAGAGCAACACTATATAAACACCCAGAAGCATTAGAAGCATACGATAGGGGGGTTAATGTTGCCAAACAAAAGATTAGAAAAACACAATTTGATATTGCTACTAAGCTAAACAGTAGTATTATGGCTATGTGGTTAGGCAAAGTTTATCTTGGACAAACAGATAAGATACAAAACACAGACGACAATGTTCCTTTGCCAATCTACGACATTATAGAACACGAAGAACCAAAAGAAGTTATTGAGATGAAGGAAGTTACTGATGGCAAGTAAATGTGTATTTTGTAATAAAGAAATTAATAACAAGCTAGAGCAACATATTAAAGCTTGTAATAACTGTACTGTATTATTGCTTATGAAAAAACATAACCTGACTATTAGAAAACCACAAGCACCTATAACATTAAATACAAAGAAAAATGAAAAAGTTTAGTCTATTAAATTCAGATAGAAATCCAAAAGGTGGTTTATCATCATCTGGAAGATCAAGATATAACATGGCAACTGGAAGTCATTTAAGACCACCAGTGAAAACAAGACCAAATAATTTAACTGAGTATAGACGCAAAGGTTCATTCTTAGTTAGAATGGGAAGTTCTCAGGGTAGATTATTTGATTCTAAAGGAAACAAAACTAGATTAAAACTATCCTTAGAAGCTTGGGGTTATAAAGGTAAAAGCAAATCCGAAGCAGTTGCTTTGGGCAGAAGGTATTTAAGAACATACCAAAATAAAAAGAAGTGAAACAAATGTGTCAAAGGACTAAACCAAAAATGCTAGATAGAAAAATGCGTGGTAGCCACGATCTTCAAGTAAGACTTTATGAAGCTATGAAACAATCTGATCTTGATAAGGAAGAAATACAAAGATTAAATTTAATCATTAAAAAGTTAGAGGACAATTTAGAGAACGCATTTAAGTCTGGTAACTAAATGCCTTTTAGTAAACCACAGCTAGACGTCTATACTTGTCCAAATAGATTCAGAGTTTTAATTACTGGTAGAAGATTCGGTAAGACACACTTAGCCATGTATGAACTACTTAGATTCGCAAGTCGTAAACCTAACTCAAAGATATTCTATGTAGCACCAACTTACAGAATGAGTAAGGAGATTATGTGGAAACAAATCAAGAAGCTTACTACTGAAAAGAGATGGATTAAATATGCTAATGAAACAGAACTATCATTAGTGCTTAGGAATGGCTCACAGATTAGTTTAAAAGGCGCAGATAAATCACCAGACAATTTAAGAGGAGTTGGATTAGATTTCTTATTACTTGATGAGTATGCAGATATACCAGTTGAAGCTTGGACTGAAGTTCTTAGACCAACAATATCAGATAGGCATGTAACTGGTAACGTATTATTTATAGGAACACCAAGAGGTTATGGTAACTGGTCTTATGACATCTACCAAAAAGGTTTAGGTTCTGACCCAGAGTGGAAGTCATTTAAGTTTACAACATTAGATGGTGGTCAAGTAGATCAAGAAGAAATTAGACAAGCCATGAATGATTTAGATGAACGTACATTTAGACAAGAATATTTAGCTTCATTTGAAACATACTCAGGAGTTGTTTATTATAACTTTGATAGGCAAGAAAATGTTAAGGAATGTTTATATGATGATCAAGCAGTAATACATATTGGACTAGACTTTAATATTTCGCCAATGTCAGCATGTTTATTTCATGTTAAAAATAATGTCATTTCAATATTTGATGAGATAGTTATTTATAGTTCTAATACTGATGAATTTATTGATGAGTTATTTAGTAGATATCCTAAACAAAAGATGATTGTTTATCCTGACCCTGCATCAAGACAAAGAAGAACTAGTGCTGGTGGAAGAACTGATTTAACTATATTGCAAAATGCTGGTTTAAATGTTAAGTGTAAATCTACTCATGCTTTAGTAAGAGATAGAATTAATTCTGTTAATAGTAAACTAAAGTCATTTGAAGGTAAAAGAAGTGTTTTTATTAATCCTTCTTGCAAAACACTTATAAACTCGTTAATGAAACAAGTGTATAAGGAAAACACAACGCAACCAGAAAAAGGTAACGGATACGACCACATGACTGACGCATTAGGATACGCAATAGAATATTTGTTTCCGATCACATCTAACTTACCTAAATCACAACCTAAAAGATTTTCATAATGGCATACACAAGATCAGATATAGAATCACAACATCAGCATTACAAAGGAATGATTCCAAGATGGGAATATTTTATTAGATCATATCTTGGTGGCAAAGAATATGCAGACGGAAAGTTCTTACAACCTTACATGTTAGAGTTTGAAAACGAATATTATAAACGAATACAATTTACTCCATTAGACAATCACTGTCGTAACATCATAGATATATATTCATCATTTTTATTTAGAGTTGAACCAGTAAGACAAATGGGTTCATTAGAAGAAGATTTATCAGTAGAAGAATTTATGGAAGATGCTGATTTAGAAGGCAGATCATTTGATGCTTTAATGAGAGAAGCACAAAGATTTTCTTCAGTATATGGTCATGTATGGTTACTTATGGACAAGCCATCTACAAATGTAATGACTAGAGCAGAAGAATTAAATCAAGGAATTAGACCATATCTAAATATTTACACACCTGAGAATGTACTTGATTGGCACTATACAAGAAATGATGCTGGTTATTATTACTTAGACTATTTAAAAATTAGAGAAGAACAAACTGCTGAAGGTGAATATTATAAACTTTGGTTCTTAGATAAAATTGATACAGTATTTATTTCTTCTAAGAATAGAGACGAACCTAAATTAATTAGTTCAGTTCCAAATCCATTAATGAAAATACCAGCAGTTATTTTATACAATCAAAGATCTCCAATGAGAGGATTGGGTGTATCTGATTTGAATGATGTAGCTGACTTACAAAAATCTATTTACAATGAACTATCTGAGATTGAACAAATTATTAGATTATCTAATCACCCATCATTAGTTAAAACAAAAGATACTGATGCAGGTGCAGGTGCTGGTTCTATTATTGAAATGCCAGAAAACTTGGACTCAAATTTAAAACCATATATCTTACAACCAAACGGAAGTAACCTTGATGGTGTATTAAGATCAATTAATCACAAAGTAGAAGCAATCAATCGTTTAACTCATGTAGGAACTTTAAGAGCAACTGCTGAAAGAGTACAATCTGGTATTGCTTTAAGAACTGAATTTGAATTATTAAATGCAAGACTGTCTGAGAAGTCTCAACTAATACAATTAGCAGAAGAACAATTATGGAGAATATTTGCTGAATGGCAAGAGACTGTATTTGATGGAGAGATTGAATATCCAGAATCATTTGACATTAGAGATTGGGCAACTGACTTAGAATTATTACAAGCTGCTAAAGCAAGTAACATACCTTCAGATACATTTGCTAAAGAGATTGATAAACAAATAGCTAAAACAGTTATTGATGATAGTTCAACATTAGAAGTTATTAATGCTGAGATTGATGGTCAAACAACTGCTATGGGTTCATTCCCACAACAACCAATAACTTTACCTAAAGTTTAATGTGGCACAAGACTTACTACAACAGCTTCAACAGATAAGAGCTAACGCAGTAACTACATTAGAAGCACAGCATCAAAAACTATTAGCAGATACTCTTAAAACATTAGAGCAAGAAGTTGTTAATATTGCTTCAACACTTCCAATTAAAGATGGTTCATTATTTAATACAAGACTTGCAATAGAAATTAGACCACAATTAAAACAAGCTATTGAAAAAATTTATCTTGGAAAAGTTCAAACACTAATAAATGATTATGATAAAGTAGCAGCTAATATTGTAGCAACTTATGGAAAGCTTCCAATACCTACTGAGTTCAAACAGATAACACAAACTGACTTAGTAACTATTCAGCAATTAAAAAAATTAGCATTTAGTCAATTTGAAAATCTTAGTACAGAGTTTACAAATACATTGGCAAAAGAAATATACCAATCTACATTAGTTGGAAAACCATTTGGAGATGTAGTGCAAACTATTAGAGATAAAATTAATGGTATCTATCAAGTGGCAGATACAAAAAAACAACAAGAATTAGTTACATTTATTCAAGATCAAAAAGCATTAGGTAATATGAGTTCTCCTGATGTTAAAACAGCAGTTGATGAACTTAAACAAAACTATGGTTCAACAGTTACTGGAGATAATCTTTATGCTTATTCATCTCAAATAGTTCAAGATTCTTTAATGGGATTTGATGGACAGTTTGCAAAGTATAGAGCAGATGAATTGGGATTAACTTCATTTATTTATTATGGTTCTGTAATCAGAGACAGTAGAGATTTTTGCGTAGAGCATGTTAATCAAGTATTTACTGAGGAAGAAGCAAGAACATTATGGCAAACAGATTGGCAAGGTAAATCAGGAAGCGACCCATTCTTAGATAGAGGTGGTTATAATTGCAGACATCATTGGCAACCAGTTAATCCTGATTGGGGTACAACAAATGCTGATGGCACTTTTTACTACACAGCATAATAGAACATTTTAGCAACAACTTTGTTGCATTTTTATAATTTCCTTGATAATTGAGAATAATAACAATATAGAAGGAGAACAAACAATGAACGACCAAGTAAAAGAAGTGTCGGTTGAGAATACAGCATCTCAAGAAAATGCTGGAGTCAATGAAGTTTCTAACAATCAAGATGTTGTAAACAAAGTGTTTTCAGCAGATCAACTTGAACAGATTGTTCAACGTAGATTAGAAAGATACAAGAAAACAGTATCAAATAAACTTGATGGTATTGACATTGAAGAAGCTAAAAAACTACTTCAAGAAAAAAAAGATAAGGAACTAGAAATCGCCAAACAACGTGGTGAGTTTGATAAAGTTCTGAAGGAAACAGTATCAAAAAAGGATTCACAAATTCAATCGTTGGAATCTGAATTAAAAAAGATTCGTATAGATGAGACATTAGTAAATGTAGCTAGTGGACTGAAAGCTGTTAAACCAGCAGAAGTTAAACAGTTACTTAGAAATAATGTTAAGTTAAACGATCAAGGTGCAGTTGAAGTTATTAATGATAATGGAACTCCACGATACTCAGAAAAAGGCGACCCAATGACTGTAAATGATTTGGTAGCTGAATACTTAAAGAACAATCCACATCATGTAATGGCTACTCAAAGTGGTAGCGGTTCACAAGGTAAGATTGGTGGAAATTCTCCCACTTCCGTTAAAATGGGTGATCTTGATTTGAATAATCCTAATGACAGAAAATTATATTCTGAAATGAGGAAACAAAGAGATCAGGGTATTTTTAAAATGAAAATAACTTAAACAACTAACTAAAATAAAAAAATGGCTAACGAAACAACAAGTTCAACATTAAGTGAACTTTATACAAATATAACACAAGAAGCGATTTTCTCATTCCAAGAAACATCTGTAATGAGACCGCTTGTAACTCTATACCCTTTAATGGGTTCTGGAAAAGTGGCAGAAGTGCCAGTATATCCAGTAGTATCTGCTGCTGCAGTAAATGAAGCAACAGATTTATCTAATACAGCAGTAAACCCTACTTCAGCTACTATCACAGCTTCTGAAGTTGGTGTTATGACAACTCTTACAGATTTAGGTGCTAGTTCAGCTTCTAGAAATGTTGGTGCTGATATTGGAAGATTATTCGGAGAAGCGATTGCTAAAAAAGTAGATGCTGATTTAATCGGTCTATTTTCAAGCTTCACTACTAACACTGGTGGTGCTGCTGGAACTGAATTAACTGCTGATCTTTTATTCAAAGCTCAAGCTCAGTTAAGATCATTAAACGTTCCTGCACCTTACTACGCAGTATTTCACCCTAAAGCAGTTTTCAATTTAAAGAAAACTCTTACTCAAGGTGGATATGGAACTTCTTCTTACGCATTGTCTGACATTGGTAATGAAGCATTAAGAAATGGTTATATCGGCACTATTGCTGGTATCTCTTTATTTGAAGATGCTAACTTTACTATTGATGCTTCTGATGATTCAGTAGGTGGAGTATTCTCTCCAATCTCTATTGGTTTAGCTATGAAAGAAGATTTCAAAGTTGAAACACAAAGAGATGCTTCTATGAGAGCAACTGAAATCGTTGCATCAATTGTTTATGGTAAAGCTGTAGTTAAAGAAAACTACGGAGTTGCTATTACAACTGATTGTGCATTTTAATTAATGCTATTTGGTGGGGGAGTAAAATCCCTCACCAATAACAATGAAACAGATAGACAGTCCAAAGACAGTTTTACATTTAAAGACTAAGGATTATGTTTATCGCTATGTGTTAGTAGATAGATTTAAACATTCATCAAAAGCACATCAAGGATTTGATAAAGAACTAGGAATGACTGAAGCTGAAATATTTGCTAAGGTAACTCCTAGAAAAATAAGAAGAAAATATATTATAAAGGATTAACAAATGGCAAATTTTTCAACAGAAACAGACTTAACATTCTACCAACCAGATATTTTAACTTTTGGCATATCATCATTCTACACTCCAAATGACTATCACGCACAAGCAAGAGCAGACATTGAAAGAGACTTAAGAATTAAATGGTATCCAGTTTATGTTAAACAGACATATAGAGATATATCTTTGCTTAATACAACTGAAATGGACGGAACTAAATTAACAGATTCACAATTTAAAAGATTATCAGTTTATAGAGTAATTGGATTCTACGCATGTCCACAATTAACTAAATATAATTCAAATGATAATCTAGATAGATTTCAAGTAATGATGAAACACTATCAACAAATGTATGCAGATGAATTTGATTCTATTTTAAAAGATGGAGTTGAATATGATGCAGATGGTTCACACACAATTAAAGATGCAGAAAAAGCACCTTACCATAGACTTCAGCTTATCAGATGAAGATAACTGTTGCTGATAATTTTAAAGAAGTATCTAGAAATATAGACGCAAGTATTAGCGAACAACCTAGTATAGTTAAAACTGCATTAGGAAGAACTGCTGAGTTTGTTATGGGTTTAATAAAACAAAGAACAGCAAAGGGTCAAGATGCTAACAAAAGATCATTCCCACCATATTCTCAAGCATACATAGAATTTAGAAAATTAAAAGGAAGACAAACTTCTTATGCTGATCTTAACTTTACTGGTCAGATGCTTTCAAACATGGCACAAAAATCAACACCTACTTATGCTGAGATATACTTTCCAAGCAAAGCACAAGCTGTTAAAGCTATGGGTAATAATAGAACAAGAAATTTCTTTGCAGTTGGAGATGGAGAATTAGAATCAGTAAAAAATGTATTCTTATTAGAATATAATAAACTTAATAAAGTATTATGAGTAAACGAGAAGATATAGCAGCTAATATAATATCTGTTTTAACAGCAGTAACATCACCTATAACTTTAAAGAAAGTTACAAGAGAACCATTTAGTGTTGATGAATTATCAGAACAACAATATCCATCAATTTATATACAGTCAGGAAACGAAACTAGAGCAGATGTAACAATGACATCATCTACGATCACAAGACAATCACAAGCAGATTTTGTTATAGTTGGGTTCGTCAAAGGAACTACAAGTAATATTGACACCAAACGTAACGAATTAATTACCACTATTGAAACTACATTAAATAATGATAGAACAAGAAATGGTAATGCTAAAAATACCCAAATTGTAGAAATATCTACAGATGAAGGTATTTTATTTCCAATCGGTGGAATTAGAATGGTAGTGAGAGTAATTTATCACTTCACTTCTGGTACACCATAATAATAACAAGGAGAACATAACATGGCAGGAAACGTACACACTGGCTCAGAAGGAACTATTAAAGTAGGAACTGATACAGTAGGAGAACTTAGATCGTATTCACTAGAAACTACTGGTGCGACTATTGAATCTACAAACATGGGAACTATTGCAAGAACTTACAAAGCTGGATTAACTAGCTGGACTGGTACTGCAAGTTTATATTGGGACGAACTAGATGCTGGTCAAACAGCTTTAGTTGTTGGTTCTGAAATAACAATTAAAGTTTACCCAGAAGGTGCATCAACAGGAGACAAATACTTTTCAGGTGCAGCTATCGTAACAGCTAAATCTGTAAGTGCGTCTTTTGATGGCTTAGTTGAGTCTACTATTTCTTTTACTGGAAATGGTGCTTTAACATTAGCAAGTGCAAGTTAATTAATTAATTAAAAAGGAAGAACATGAACGTAATAGATAGAGTGAAGGCACAATTTGAATCTTTAGGAGTTAAAAAGATTGAGGTAGCTGAATGGGGTGAGGAAGGCAAACCTTTAATAATATTTTGTACACCATTTACATTAGCAGAAAAAAGAAACCTTTTTAAAGGTGCTAAGAATGATGATCTAGGAGTATTAGTAGATGCAATCGTTTTAAAAGCTAAAGATGCTGATGGTAATAAAATATTTAAACTAGATGACAAACAAGTATTATTGAATAATGCTGATGCAAATGTTATAGCTAGAGTCTCAACAGAAATGTTGAATGGTGTTTCTTACGAGGAAGCTGAAAAAAAGTAAGATTTGAT